GATACCAATGTGTTCATATGCCAAGCGCCGAAGGACTGGACCGATACGTGGGATTTCAGCATGGGCATGAAAGATTTGCCCGGGATTTCCAACAATGCGGGTACTGGTATCAACGGCGATCTGTTGTTGACGACCAACGATGAGACCAGTGGTGATACCTACAGCATCCTAGTATGGGCGTTAAAACACTATGCCTAAGCTAACCAAGCGGTTGAAGACAGACTATCAGTCTGCCAATAAGCCCCGGGGCAAGACATCGTTCAAGGAGTACCAGGAAGAGGTTCCGACGGAGACGCATACGTCTCAGCTACGGCGTAAGTATTACGGTGATCGCGTTTAGCTGAATGGCTACCGCAACCACCAATAACTTCAACCTCGACCTAGGCGATCTCATCGAAGAAGCCTTCGAGCGAGCGGGCCTGGAGCTGCGCACGGGTTACGACTATCGTACCGCCCGTCGCAGCCTCGACCTGATGATGCTCGAATGGCAGAACCGTGGGTTGAATCTATGGACGATCGAGGGTCCAACCGAGGCGACCGTTACCGCTGGTACCGCAACGTATACGCTTGACGCGGATACCGTGGACCTGCTCGAACATCATTTGCGACTTAATGATAATTCGGTCAGCAGCCAGACGGACTACAACCTTCGCCGTATTTCCACTACCAGCTACTCGAATATTCCCAACAAGCTCAGCGAAGGTCGCCCCCTTCAGATATTTATTGAACGTGGGGTCAGCACTTTCCAATACACCTTCTGGCCAGTTCCCGATGACGTTGAAACCTATACGTTTGTGTATTTCCGCATGCGTCAGATATACGACAGCGGAACGCCTGCGAGTAACAACATGGATGTGCCGAAGCTGTTTCTCCCGGCGCTGGCTTCAGGGCTGGCGTTTTACGTGGCGATGAAACAACCGGAAGCGGCCAATCGTTTGCCAATGCTGCAGTCGGAATACGAGCGGCAGTGGGAGTTGGCGGCGGAAGAGAACCGGGTCAAGGCGCCGTTTCGTTTTGTGCCGTGGCAGAGTTATATCTGATGGCCCAGTACGCGGCAGGTAAATACGCTTACGGTTCCTGCGATCGGTGTAGTTTTCGCTACCCATTAAACGAGTTGCAGTTTCAGGTGGTGGACTTGTTTACCACCGGCTTTCGCGTCTGCCCGGAATGCCTCGATGCGCCACAACCCCAATACCAGTTGGGTGATTATCCGGTGGACGATCCGGTGGCATTGCGTAATCCGCGCCCCCCCATGGGATTGGACGACAGTCGGCGCCTCTATGGCTGGAATCCGATCGGCGGCTGGAACAGTGCGTATGGTGCCAGTGATCTCAACAACATGGTGATGGAGGGTCAGATAGGCCGCATCACCGTCACGATCTCCTAGGGAAAGGTATGGCTTGGACGTATACGACATTGACGCAGGCGATCAAGGACTACGTGCAGACCACGGAGACCACGTTCGTCAATAACATCGATGTCTTCATCCAGCAGGCGGAAACCCGCATTGTGCGCAGGGCTGGGCTTCCCGTCTTTCGCAAGAACACCACCGGCACCATGACCACGGACAATCAGTATCTCGGGGTGCCAACCGATTTCCTTTCGCCTTATTCGCTTGCCATCAGTAATGGCGGGTCTTATGAGTATCTGATTACCAAAGATGTGAATTTTATTCGTGAGGCGTATCCGGCAGCGGCGACCACGGGGACGCCGAAGTACTACGCCATCTTTGATAACGATGCTTTTATCGTTGGGCCGACGCCTGACGCGGACTACACCAGTGAGCTTCACTACCATTACAAACCCGCATCGATTACCAGTGTCTCTCCTAGCTGGCTCGGCACCAATGCGCCCGACGTATTGTTGTATGGCTCGCTGGTAGAAGCTTACGTCTTTCTCAAGGGAGAACCGGATTTGTTGCAGCAGTACATGGAACGTTATGAAACCGCCTTGCAGCTTTTGATCGTGGAAGCCGACGGCAAGGATCGTACCGATGCGTACCGATCGGGCCAGTTGAGATTGAAGATCGCTTAATGGAAAAGCTTGATCATGTGGCCCTCTTAGGGCTGGGCCATAGCCAGCTGGATTACCACCTGTCGATTACGCACAGCGAAGAGTACGACGAGGTATGGGCGGTGAACTCCATGTGTGCGGTGGTGAAGGCGGATCGGGTCTTTATGATGGACCCGGCCTCACGCTTCTTTGACAGTGAAGATGCTGGCGGTCAAACCCAGGTGATGCGGAAGACGCTGCCGACGCTGACCTGTCCGGTGTATTCCTGCGAGTTGGACGAGCGGGTGCCCGCGATAGAGCTGTATCCGCTGGAAAAGATTGTCGGGGATTTGGGTTGCGGTTATTTCAACAACACCATTTCTTATGCGATCGCGTTTGCTTTATGGAAAGGCGTGAAGCAGCTGAGTGTGTTTGGCGTTGATTTTACCTACTCGACTAATATTCATTATGGCGAGCTAGGGCGTGCCTGTTGTGAGTTCTGGTTGTCTCGCTGCATGGTGGCGGGTATGGAGGTAGGGGTTGCCCCCCGATCCCCGTTACTGGATACCAACGTGGCGGAGAAGGAACGGCTTTATGGTTACCACCGCTTAGAGAATCCACCCGTGGTTTACGTGGAAGAAGGTAATCTCAAGGTAACACCGTTCTCTGAAATCGAGCAGGAAGAAGAAGTCGTGGTGTCGATTCATGGACGTCAGGACAACATGAAGGTTACCGGGCCAGTCGAGCCAACGAGTTACTGATGCTGCAAGTTGATTTAGAAGCGTCGGTTGGAACGCTGGGGGTAGAGACGACGCATTATCGTGGTCATACCCCGGAAGAATGGGCCAAGATGGCGGCGAACAGGATTGTGAGTATTAGTAATACGGCCCCCGACCCCCTTCGGCAGCAGGCGCATGCGTTTAAGGAACAGGTGGAAGTATTGCTTGCGGATTACATGCACAAGGCTGTTGATAGTCATATGTGTACGGTAGGGAATTTTCTCGAACAACAAGGCCACGGTGATATGGCCGCAATTCTTAGGAGGCTGTAATGGCGATCACACAGGCAATGTGTACAAGCTTCAAGAAAGAACTCTTGCAAGCCAAGCACAATTTTTCCACGGGTGGAAACACGTTCAAGCTGGCGCTGTATACCAGTTCAGCTACGATGGGTGCTACCACCACGGCGTATAGCACGTCGCAGGAAGCGACGGGTACGAACTATACGGCTAAAGGTGGAACGCTAACTAAGGTTGAACCAACGACTTCGGGCACCACGGCGTTTACCGACTTTGCGGATTTAACCTTTGGTACCGCAACGATCACGGCCAGAGGCTGCATGATCTTTAACGACACGGCCACGGGAGACCCTTCCGTCGCGGTGTTTGATTTTGGCGGTGATAAAACCAGCACGGCGGGCAGCTTTACCATTACTTTCCCCACTGCGGATGCCAGCAATGCGGTGATCCGCATAGCCTAGCGAGCGCAATGTGGCGAATATTACAGGCTGGGGGCGTGGCACATGGGGCCAGGAGACGTGGGGTGAACCTATCCCCGTCGAGCTTACCGGTGTTGCGGGCACAGGTTCAGTCGGTACCCTCACGGCTACGGGCGGCGCGACTGTTGTTGAAACGGGGTTGGCAGGCACTGGCGCTGTCGGAACGCTTGTTGCAACCGGCATTGCGAATGTTAGTCCTACTGGCGTTTCGGGTACTGGAGCGGTTAGCTCGGTTACGGCGAGTGCAGCGGCCAACGTTGCGGTCACGGGCCTCGCGGGTACGGGCGCAGTTGGCACTCTTCTGGCAGCGGGTTTCGCGATCCATGGAGTCAGTGGTCATGCGACCACGGTTGCGTTGGGCGAGGAAACCGTTACTGGCGATGCGAATGTTTATCCAACGGGCGTGGCAGGCACGTCGGCACTTGGCTCCATTGGGATCGTTAGTAACAACATTATTTCGGTCACTCTCGATGGAGCTACCGGTAGTGTGGGATCGGTTACGGCGACGGGTACGGCGACAGTTGTACCGGAGGGGGTTGTTGGAACAACAGGAACGACACATCTCCTCGTTTGGGGAGAGGTAGACGATAGTCAAACTCCGAATTGGAGTGAGATTTCAGATTCACAAACACCGTCATGGTCCGGGGTGGATACATCCCAAGACCCTGACTGGAAAGAAGTAGCTTAGAGGATATGTATGGCGACTTATAGCAATCTTAATGTGAAGCTCATTGCCACTGGTGACGAGAGTGGTACGTGGGGAACATCAACCAATACCAACTGGGATATTGTTGACCAGGCCATTTCGGGCTATGCCTCGATTGCGCTGGCTGATGCGGACGCGACGTATACCGCGACAGCGGGTGCGGCGGCTGATATTCGCAACATGGTGCTTACTCTTACCGGGACGTTGACCGCTAACCGCACACTGACGATCGCTCCGAATACGATGGAGAAAGTCTGGATCGTTAAGAACAGTACGAGTGGTAGCAAGACGGTTACCTTCAGTCAGGGTAGCGGGGCGAATGTCATCATCCCGAATGGTGGCGTCAGAATTATGTACACCGACGGGGCAGGCTCGGCTGCGGTAGTAGCTGACCCAATTGGCCTTCTCGGCGGCACTGGCAATATTGCCCTCGGTTCAGGAGCCATGGGTGTGGCCCTCACCACCGGCACGGATAACGTGGCTATTGGTGAGAACGCGCTGGATGCCGTGACTACGGGCGCTGATAACACGGCGGTTGGGGACAATGCAGCGGGTGCAACAACTACGGGCGGCTTTAACACTGCCATTGGATCGGGGGCGTTGTTAGTAAACACCACGGGAACCTACAATGTGGCTGTTGGTTATAATGCGCTTGATGCAAATACCACTGCTTCAAATAATGTAGGGATTGGTATAGGTGCTTTAGGAGGAACCACCACCGGAGCTTCTAATACAGCAGTTGGTTATGCAGCCCTAAATGCAAACACCACCGCAGCAAATAATGTAGCCGTTGGTTATCACGCCTTGGTTGCCAACATCGATGGCACAGACAATGTAGCTGTAGGTAGCGAAGCCCTAGACGCCAACACTGATGGCAATGACAACACCGCCATTGGTGACAGTGCGCTAGGGGCGAATATAAGTGCAGACAATAATACGGCGGTTGGTAGCAGTGCGATGCTGGTTAATACGTCAGGGGCTGGTAATACTGCTGTTGGTGCTTTTGCCTTAGATGCCAATACCACGGGTGGATCAAATACTGCTATAGGTAATGGTGCGCTTAGTGCCAATACAACGACTGGAGCCAATGTAGCCATAGGCCGTAACGCTCTTTCAGTTGCGACAGCCGCCTCGAACGTCGCCATTGGCTATACGGCAATGGAGGCAAACAGCACAGGCACATACAACATCGCCATTGGACATAATGCGGTAGCTGCTAATACTACGGGTGCAAATAACGTAGGAATTGGACATCAGGCTTTAGACGCGAATACGACGGCAGATAATAATACTGCTGTTGGTTATGACGCAATGACCGCTAACACCACAGGTGCAAGTAATACTGCCATTGGTGCGAGTGCGCTTGCAGCAAATACCACAAATTCAGACAATACAGCAGTAGGTTATTATGCTTTAAAAGTAAGTACGGCTGGTAATAACACCGCAATGGGCGCTAATGCTGGATTAGTAACTGTTGCTGGAAACTACAACACATTTATGGGAGCCAATACAGCTATAGCCAATACTTCGGGCTATAGTAATTCGGCTTTTGGTGCAGGTTCTTTAGCAGCCAATATAGATGCTGATAATAATACAGCCCTAGGCTATCTTGCCCTAGCTGCGAACACGACTGCGAATAATAATACAGCAGTTGGTAAAAGTGCTTTAGCAGCCAACACCACAGGCACAGCTAATACCGCTGTGGGTACTGGTGCTGTAGGTGCTGTTACCACAGCAAGCTACAACACTGCTGTTGGGTATGGCGCGCTAACTACTAACACAGCAGGAAATAACACGGCTATTGGTAATCAAGCAATGACGGCCAACACCACTGGAAATATCAATGTAGCAGTTGGTGATGAAGCCCTAATAGCAAATACCACGGGGGTTGCCAACATTGCGATTGGCTATCGCGCTTTGTATGTCAACACGACAACTTCTAACAATGTTGCTATAGGTTCAGAATCACTTTATGCAAATACAGGTGCTTCTAATAACGTTGCTGTTGGATATGCCGGATTAGCTGCCAACACCACAGGCACAAATAATACGGCTCTTGGTTATAAGGCTGCTTTTTCCAATACAACAGCAAGTAACAATACCGCCATTGGTGATGAAGCCCTGTATACGAGTACCACAGGCGCATCCAATGTTGCTGTTGGAACAAGTGCTTTGTATGCCAACACCACTGGCGCAAATCAGGTTGCTGTAGGGGCTAATGCTTTAGATGCGAATACCACTGGGGCTAATAATACTGCTGTTGGGGAGGGTGCTCTTAGTGGCAACACCACGGCTAACTCTAATGTGGCGGTTGGGAACGGTGCGATGTATGTCAACACCACAGGCACAGGCAATGTTGCCGTTGGGGCTAATACCTTAGACGCTAACACTACAACAAGTTATAACACTGCTGTAGGTACGTCGGCTCTTGGTGCTAATACAGCAAATAATAATGTGGCTGTTGGTTATCAGGCTCTTCTAGTTAGCTCTACAGGCTCACAGAATGTTGCTGTAGGGCCTCAAGCCTTAGTTGCTAATACGACCGCAGATAATAATACTGCTATCGGTTATGCATCTCTTGATGCCAACACAACAGGCGGAAATAATACTGCTGTTGGCGGTTATTCTTTAAGTGCTAATACCACAGCCTCTTATAATACTGCCCTTGGTTATAATGCTTTAGGTGTAAACACTACGGGTGCTGAAAATATAGCTGTTGGCTATGCGGCTTTAGATGCTAATACGACTGCTTCCCATAATATAGCGATAGGCTCTGGTGCTCTTAGTGCCAACACCACAGGCGCATCCAACGTCGCTGTAGGTGGTTTAGCTTTAGATGCTCTTACGACGGTAAGTAATACCGTAGCCGTCGGTAAATCTGCTTTGTCGGCCAACACTAGCGGGGTTTCTAATACTGGTGTTGGGCATGAGGCACTAGCGGCCAACACAACGGGTGGAGAGAACACCGCACTTGGTTATGGCGTATTAGATGCTAATACCACGGCTTCAAATAAT